ATACCGCATACTGTCACGACGTGCATCAGCATCTTCTAACTCTCTGCGTTTAAACTCCAAAGCCATAGAAATTTCATCATCGCAAAGCGTATCATCATTATTTGTATCAAGATGCTGATAGGCACTATCTTTTTGAAGCTTTTTCTGAGCCACTAAAATACGCCTTTAAAATTAGTTCCTTTTATAGCTGCACCCGCACCCCGAACACCAGAACTCGCAACTTCACCAGTTCTAGGTGAGCCCATACTACGCCTGACTCTCTTTTTAGGAGCTGACTTTTTAAGGGTTTTAAGTTCTTCTGTGTTTAGATTACCTTTCATTGAAGCACGAGCAAGAGCTAACAACTCTTCAATACTCAGATTTCCCTTCACCGGACCCAAACTTTCAATTAAATCACGTTCGGTTTTATTAAGATTTCCAGCAACTTCACCAGTTTTAGGTGACCCATTACTGCGTCGTACAGGAGACTTTGCATCTTTTTTACCCATAGCTTCTGCAAGATCAAACTCCAGTATTGCAATTATATCTGGATCGGTTTCATCTCTTAATTTTTCTTTTATATCTTTTACTCGTGTATTTTTTCCAGTCATTTTATTTTCCTATGTTTTGTAAAAGTGATTCAAAGGTAAAAGGTGATGCTCCGCTGGGAGCTTTTGTTCCAGTAAAGGTTCGGGCGGTTGCATCTTTATTGTATGTACCACTGTACGTTTTACCTGTTTCAGTATCCATAAACCCTCCAGGAATTGCAACAATCCCATCACCTAACTCTTTTGCTTTCTCAAAAAACGATCCTAACCCAGCTACTTGGTCAGCACTAGAAGGACCACCTAAAGCACGGAAAGATGTATCTATACTTCCTGGAGTGACAGGATTGCGATCTGGAAAACCTACATTCACATCACCAAAAGGGGTAGGCACATCTACATTACTAGGTAAGCCTAATCTATCGAGCACATCATTTACTGCTGGTCCGCGAGAGGGAGCTAATTGCAAATCGGGTATACTCACAGTCGGCATTTGGAAATTACTTATATCATCTAAAGTAAAGGCTGTCTGTTGTGTTCCTGAAGGCATACCAGAAGTAGTACGGTCAGTATAATTATCTTGCATAAACTGCCCTGTTTCAGTTTGGGCTCTTCCGGAAGGCGCACTAGGCATTGGAGCATCATCAGGACGACCTGTATATTCACCAATAATACTATCTTTTCCCACTATTGTATTGCCTGAAGCTATACCTGTATTTTTTGATGCAGGATTTGTTGTAGAACCAATACCGAATCGTCCCGCGATAGTATTCGCTAATCCAACTATACCTTTTACTGTATCACTTCCAGGAACGACCGCGGATAACGCCCCTAATGGTGTATTTCGTCCTGGAATAGCCATATTCGCTACATTTTCAACAAAACCTTTTTTGGTATCATAACCAAACATTCCTGGGATATTAGCTGGCGGTCTAGCCCCTAATTGACCAGCTACATAATTTTGGGTAGAAGTAGCATACGGATTCATACCTTTAGATATTGCATCTAAAGCAGCATTATATGCTTCAGCTCCTGGACCAGACATTCTACCAGAAGCTGTATAACCTTGTTCTTCTTGTGAGCCTCCTGGACCATCTTGCCGACCACCGCCACCACCGCTAAAAGTATCGGCGGTTACACTGCTTTGGCCTTCATCCATACCCCCACCGAAAGACATGCCCGATGGGTCGTTAGCTCTTCCTGCTTCGTTTTCGCCCCCAAAACCTCTAGGCATTACCCACCCCCTCTATTAGCTGTGCGTTGTAGGGCTATCTGTGCTCTCATAGCAGCTATATCTTCTGTACTGCCAATACGCTCACGTTGGATGGCAGCTTGCTCTTGAGCCTTACGCTTATTAAATTCAAGCTCCATTTGCTCTTGTTGGGCATCTTGCATCTGGTCTTGTTGCTTTAACTGTAACTCTTGTTGTTTTAATTCAACTAATGGGTCTTGTCTTTGAGCACCCAGAACCTGTGCTTCCTCTTGTAAGTAAGCAGTCATCAGCTCAGCTTCTATTTCATCCATTCTATTTTGCATCATTTCAGGAGGTATTTCTTGTCCCTGTTGCTGCATAGCTTGCATTTCTTGTTGTGCAACAATTTGGCCTTTTAAACTTAGATGCTCGAATATATGTGTTTGCAAAATCTGCATAGATGCAGGATTGCTTTTTACTGTCATACTCTGCATAAAAGCTAAATGCGTTTGTATATGTGCATCATGGTTTTGTTCTGGGAAAGCTTTTAATTGTTGCCTACCAGCCATAGCTAATTGCAATTGACCATTTTCAGTAATCGCATTTGTAGGCTGTGGCTGTTGTGGGGGTGTCAGTATCTGCTCAATATTATCCACACCTAAAGCACTATACATCCTACGATATGCTTCATATGTATTATGCATTTGTGGATTAGCTTGTGCGAGTTTTAATTGCTCTGCTGCTAAACTTACACGCTGGGACATACTGAAAATATTAGGATTAGCCACAGGTACAATATCCACACGACCATCAAAATCCTGTGCTTTCATACCTTGCTGATTACCTGTGATGTTGTACAAATAATCACTGCCATCTGTACCAATTATTTCAGCAAGCAATTTAAATTCTTGCTTCATAGCATTGTACAAACGTTTATGCACAGCAGACATAATACGACTGCCACGTTCCATCAATGCAACTGTTGTACCTACAGGCATCTCAGTATTCTGAATATTACCTGTACCTATATCTGTTGTGCCTACAAATTTCTGTGCCGCTTGTACTACAAAACCAAGCAGCTGAAACAGAGTCGCGCTCGGCTCTTTGTAGGGCAGAGGTAAGAGTGAGCCGCGAAGCTCCGTTCCAACAACATCGACATCCCGCCATTCTCCAGGCTGAAGTGGCTGGTCATCATCTCGTATGCGTAAACCTCTTGCTTTAAATCCGGCTGGCATATTTGATAAAGTACCAGCATCAATTAACTGCCGTAGATTAGCGGTAGCTGTGCGTGATAGATTACCAAGTAAATGAATCAGGCCATTACCATAGAATCCAAGTCCAGGAGTAAACATATAATGGATAAAATATTGTTTTTTCCGCTTAAACGCATCATTTTCAGCATAATTACGGTACACAGACAAAACTTCACCCGAATCAGAAGATACCGTCACAATGTACGGCAGTTTTATACCTGTTGGCTCACCTTCTTCATCTTTATCCGCAAAATCTTCTAAATCTAAATAACAATGGCACTCATAAAGGGTTAATTCTTCATATGAACCTGATTGTTCCAAGCCTGAAAGCTCTTCTTTAGCCTCTTTCAGCTCATCATACTCACCTTCTCCAGGACTTATCTCTAAATCACGGTAGAAACCATTCACCTGTAACTTGCGTAACTCATTTTCGGACATACGAATGATGTGTGTAACACGTTCACATGAAGCTAAATCAGTAGCATTGTATGGAACTAGCAAATCTTCCGCTTGTACAAATTTACTTACCTGTCTTCCAAGCTGCGGGTCAGGGTAAACCTTCTTAAATGCACTGCCACATAGCCCCAAATAGTATAACATCTGGTCAAACTCAGAATCATACTCTTCCATAACATGCAAAATCTGATAATTCATCTCAGTTTTTATACGTTCTGCCTGTTTTTCTAATTCTGGTGATGTATCACCCAAAACTTGTGTGCGGACAGGACCACTCGGTGGCAATAATTCTTTATAGGCTTGGCTTTGGAATTGGCTAACTGCTTCATTCAGCATTGGGTGTATAACACCAGTAGCTCCTTGGAATGGTTCTGTACGGTTCTCATACTTAACACCAAGTAAATCTAAACCTTTTGTATAAACATTTAACCATTCATTACGCGAACTCTTATCTTCCTCTATTTTTTCAAGTATCATACTAGATATACCTGTAAGTTCATCCTCATCGATAAACTCAGCAAGGTTATCCATAAAAGCAGCTTCACCCTTATCTTCCGCATCAGGCTCGGCAAACTCTACTGAACCATCTTCCATTGTTGACATTTCCATACCATCAAAAGAAGGTTCGGGGGCAGTCGTCGGTAATTCTATTTCTAATGGGTCTGACTCTAATTGCTGACCAACCAATGTAAATTCACGCTCAACATTATTATAAGGGCTAGGTTGTT